GTCCTGGCCAGCGCAGCACGGCGCTCACCTTCGCGCTCGATGTGGTGCCGCGCCTGCATGCCGTTCATCACGGCTTGGCCGAGGGTGACGGGGATGGTGCCGCCAGCACGCAGGAGGGAGGCGCTGCACTGGCGCACCACGCAGTTTTGGCCCAGGTCAACCACATAGGCGTCATCGTCGTTCAGGCTTTCGACCGGAGGCACGTAGGGCGCCCATGGCGCGATCGCTTCGCGGATGGCTTGGGGCAAATGATCGTTCACGGCGCCACCTTCTTCTGCACGAAGTTGACCACATCGGCCACGGTCTTGAGTTCCCAGAAGGCATCGGATTCCTCGTCCGTCATCTGGAAGCCGAATTGGTCTTCGGCCTCGATGCTGATCTCGACGGTATCCAGGCTATCCAGGCCCAGGCCTGAAAGCGCGTCCTCGTCGTGGACTTCATCCACGGGGCGCCCGGCCTGCTCTGCCAGGATCGCCCGCACGCGCTGCGGAATGTTCTGCTGTGTGCTCATGGCGCTCTCCTGTTTGGTTGCGATGGGTGAATTATCGGCATCTGTCAAGGCTTTGGAATCAGAACAAACCCTAATAGACACGCAGAATCTGCACCTGTAGGATTCCTGGCCATGAACACCTACACAGCCCACGAGCAGCAAGCCGCTGCCCAGCTCCAGGCGAAAGCCGCGATCTTGGTGAGCGCCTACGCAGAGCCGACAGACGCCGCCGCCGCGCGCCTTGCTGCTCTGGTGGCCGCAGCGGAAAGCGAAGCCAGAGAGCAAGGAATCACGGCCCCGCTGGTGTTCTCTCACGAACCGCAGGAGTGAGGAGCATGGTGTCTGACGCTGAGCTGGAAGCTCACATCCGTGACTGTGGCCGCCTGATGCTGGAGGCCATGGCCGCCGGCAACCGCCAGGAGGCCGACGAGTGGCTGCATGCCCAGACCGTGGCGATCAAGTCCCGGAGCCCCGAGAAGGTGCGCGAGTTGGAGCGCGAACGCGGCCTGCTGCCAGCCGAGACCTTCGTGGACCTGGCGGAGCAGGATCTGGCGCTGGTGCGGAGGCAGGCTGCGTGAGCGAACTTCAAGCGCCCTTGACGCCGCCTGACTGCGATCTCAGGGATTTTCCATTCATGCCGCTGGACGTCGTGCGCCTGCGAGATTCCGATTTGGCTGCCCAGGAGAGCGCCGAGGCCTTCCGGGCGGCCGTGATGTTGTGGTGCGCGAGCTGGCATCAAATCCCCGCCGCAAGCCTTCCAGACGATGACCGGACGCTCGCAAAGCTGGCGGGCTACGGCTTCGTCGTCTCGGCTTGGCAAGAGGTCAAGGAGGGGGCTCTGCGTGGCTGGGTTCGTTGCTCTGACGGTCGGCTTTATCACGACGTGGTGGCAGAGAAGGCGAACTCTGCTTTCACCGAAAAGCTGGCTCATGCCCACGATCGCTTGTGCGACCGGCTCCGGAAATCCGGCATCCAGAAGGATCGAATTCCAAGCTACGACGACTGGATTTCCAGCGGAAAGAAATTAGACGCTCACTGGAAAGACGTGCCAGTTCCACCGGAACACAAAAAACCATCCGCCGGAAATCCTCCGGAAAAAGCTCTTAAGGGAGAGGGACAGGGACAGGGAGAAGAACAACCTTCTTCCTCACTTCGTTCGGAAGAAACCGCCGCGGACAAGCCGCGACGCTCCCCCCGTGAACCGAAATCGGAAATCACCTTGCCCGCCTACCTGGAGGACTGCAAAGCCAAAGGGGTCATGGCTGTGCCGTTGGATCACCACATCCGCGCCTATGCACGTGACGCGGGCATTCCCGACGAGATGCTGCAGGTGGCATGGCTGGAGTTTCGAGATCGGCACATCCCGAAGCCGGGCGATAGGACGCGCGCGAAAAAGCAGAAGGACTGGCCGGGCACGTTCGCGAACGCCGTGAAGGGCAACTGGTACCGGCTTTGGTTCATCGACGGGCAGGAGGTCAAGTGGACCTCACAAGGCCAGATCGCGCTCAAGGTGCATGAGGCCCAGTTGGCCAGGCACAAGGCAAATCAACCCGAGGAGACACCAGCGTGAACGCGCGCAATCGCACCGAAGAAGAGGCCATGGGCCAAGACCGCCAGATCGCCCAGTTGCGCGTGCCCCCGCACAGCATCGAGGCTGAATCCAGCGTACTCGGCGGCTTGTTGCTGGACAACGCGGCCTGGGATCGCGTGGGCGATCTGCTGACCGAGGGGGACTTCTACCGCTACGAGCACAGGCTGATCTTCGGCGCTATCGCCGCGCTGGTGAACGCCAACAGGCCGGCGGACGTCATCACCGTGGGCGAGCAATTGGCGCAGATCGGGAAAGCGGAGGAGGCCGGTGGCTTGGGCTACCTGAACAGTCTTGCCCAGTTCATTCCGAGCGCGGGCAACATCCGCAGGTATGCCGAGATCGTGCGCGAGCGCGCGATCATGCGGACCATCATTGCGGCAAACGACGAGATGTCGGCGGCGGTGTTCAACCCGCAGGGGCGCACGGTTGCGCAACTGCTGGACGAGTGCGAGAGTCGCATCTTCGCGATCGGCCACGGCCGCGCCCAGAGTGGCAATGGCTTCCAGACCATGGACGAACTGGCCGTGCGTCTGCTGGACCGCATTCAGGAACTGGCGGACAACCCACGGGAGATTGTGGGCCTGCCGACTGGCTTCCACGATCTGGACCGCATGACCTGCGGCTTGAGCGATGGTGACCTGGTTGTTCTCGCGGCACGGCCGTCGATGGGTAAGACAGCGCTGGCCATCAACATTGCCGAGCATGTGGCCCTGAACGAAGGTCTGCCGGTGGCGGTCTTCTCGATGGAGATGAGCGCGGACCAACTCACCATGCGGGTGGCCGGCTCTATCGGTCGCATCAACCACGCGCGCCTGCGCAATGGAAAACTCAATGACGTCGACTGGTCCAGCCTGACGGAGGTTGTGGAGAAGATGCAGCACATGCCGCTTCACATCGATGAGACCGGCGCTCAGACGATGTCGGCCATTCGTACAGCGGTGCGGCGCCTGGCACGGAAGTGCGGCAAGTTGGGCCTCATCGTCGTGGACTACCTGCAGCTCATGACTGGCAGCGGTGAAGAGAACCGGGCAACCGAACTCGGCGAGATCTCGCGCAGTCTCAAGGGGCTGGCCAAGGAGCTGCAGTGTCCGGTGATTGCCTTGTCGCAGCTTTCGCGCGCCGTCGAAAGCCGCACTGACAAGCGTCCGATGATGAGCGACCTTCGCGAGTCTGGCGCCATCGAGCAAGACGCGGACACCATCATGTTCATCTACCGTGATGAGTACTACACGAAGGAAGCATGCGAAGAGCCTGGCGTGGCCGAGGTCATCATCGGCAAGCAGCGCAACGGACCGATCGGAACAGTAAAGCTCGCCTTCCTCAAGCACTTGACGCGCTTCGAGAACCTGGCATCCGACTACATGCCGCTACCGCCCAGGGCAGGGCGTGGTGGGAAGCGCGACCTGACGGGAGGCGAGGCATGAGCTTGTCCGTACATCAATCAGCATGCATGAAGAGCGACCAGTGGCTTACGCCGCCCGAGATCATGGCGAAGCTGGGGCGGTTTGATCTGGACCAGTGCTCTCCAGAAAACAGGCTGTGGCCGACGGCGGAGCGACACATCACCGCGAAAGAAGACGGCCTTTCATGCGAATGGCATGGCCGCGTTTGGTGCAACCCGCCGTTTGGGCGAGAGGCTGTGAAGTGGCTGCGACGAATGGCTGAGCACGGCGACGGCATTGCGTTGGTGCCGGCCAGGACAGAAACAGCAATGTTCTTTGAGGCCGTGTGGGATGTTGCTGATGCAGTCCTGTTCATCGAAGGTCGGCCGCATTTCTATCGCGTCGATGGAACCCGCGCGCCGTTCAACAGCGGGGCACCTATCTGCCTGATTGCCTACGGCGCAACCAATGTGGAAGTGCTTGAGCGCTGTGGGCTAGGTTATGTCGTTCCAGCAATGCGGAGTACCGCATGAAAAAAGTCCTTGATCCATGCTGCGGCAGCCGAATGATGTGGTTCGACCGCGCGCATCCTGACGTGGTGTTTGGTGATCGGCGCAGCGAGACGCTGACCGTCACCGACCGCAGCCACGGCAACGCCAGCGGAACGCGCACGTTGCGCATCGCGCCCGACGTGATGCTGGACTTTCGCGCGCTGCCATATGCGGACGGTGCCTTCAAGCTGGTTGCGTTTGACCCCCCCCATTTGGTGCGGGCCGGGCCGCGGTCTTGGCTGGCGGCCAAGTACGGAAAGCTGAGCCAGGACTGGCGAGAGGATCTGCACGCAGGTTTTTCCGAATGCTTCCGTGTGCTGGCCGCCGACGGTGTGCTCGTTTTCAAGTGGAACGAAACCCAAGTCAAGGTCCAGGAAGTCCTTGCGCTGACGCCAGTTCAGCCGCTGTTCGGTCATGTTTCCGGACGCAAAGGCCTGACTCACTGGCTGGTGTTCATGAATCCGGAGTCCGCTTAATGAGCCAGACCCAACACCTGCAGGAGCACCTGCAGCAGCCCCCATTTGCGGACATGCCGGTGACGGACGGCTGGCCGGTGCTGGCCAGGGTCGAGATCGTGACGCGTTCTGGTCATGCGCCGCACGC